TTCTCTTGCTGCGATTTGTGCTGCATCAAGTTCTGCTTGGTCCACAGCTTGTTGTGCTTGACCTAATTGACTTTGATAAGCACCCAATCCTTGTTCTGCTGCAAGATCTGCGGCTGCTGCTTGTTGTGCTTGTTGAAATCCTTGTGCTAATAATTGTGCTTGTAATGCTCCTCTTTGATCTGCTGCGCTTCTAGCTGCTTCTGCTGCCATAACACCTTCTCGTCCACCACCATAAGCACCAGCTCTAATTGCTTGATCTCTTAAACCTGTTTGTGATATTGCTTGTTGTCTGTCAAATTCTGCTAATGTTGCATTAATAACATCTTGTTGATACGGAGACATATAAGCTTTGTAGGCATCTGGTCCTGTCAAAGCTCCTAATTCAGCTGCTCGTTTAGCAGCATCTGTTTGTAAATCTACTTGTTGTGCAACTTTTGGATCATATTTAGATGTATCAATACCTCTATATATTTGTGTTTTCTTACCTGTATCTGGATCTGTAACCGTTGTAAATTTACTTGGGTCTAATCTAGGATCAAGTGCACCACCACCTAATTTATCTATTTGACTTAAAAAGGCTGTAAGCGAACCTTCTAATATCGGTGCTGGTTTTGTTATTGTTACTGTTTCTGACATTATGCTCTAGCCTCCAAAGTATTCATTAAATCATACATTCTCTTTGCACCTTTGTTAACACTACCACCACCCGCTGCTCTAACTGCATCGGCAGTCATTACAAATTCGTTTTTAGAAAGTCTTGCAGGTACATCATCTGCTCTTTCTTTTTTACCTATTGGCACGAAGCCACCTTTTCTTAAATCCATTTCTTTACCACCAAGATCCATCATACCACCGTCTTTCATACCTTGTGCTACAGGCTCACCTCTATTAGCAAGTTGTCGTAAAGTTCCTGGTAAACGTGCCATACTTAATGGTTGTAAACCAAATGAAGGTTGCACCGCCAGAAGACCTTGTCTTTGTTCATTCCCTAATCTATTTCTTATGTTTGTCAATTTATTTTCAGCTATATTTACTCCTTGTTCCAATTCATTTAATCTAGGAAAAACAGCTTGTTGTAAGGTAGGAGCAAAAGCAGGTCGTCCTAAAAACATAGGAGCGTTTTGCGTTGCTTGTGGTTGTTGAACTAATTTCTG